TCAAAGATATGTATGATTCCATTGCCCAAGACATCTTACAGACTGATGCCAAGACATTTGCCGACACATTGGGCGATGCACTGGTTGAAGCATTCGGAAAAGGCGAGGATGCAGCAAAGGCTTTCGACACGACCGTGAACGACATCTTGAAAAATGCCGTTCTCAATCAGTTGAAGAAGAATTTTTTGGAAAGGCAACTGCAAGGTGCGCTTGACAATCTGCAAGCCGATATGGGTTATTGGAATGGTGATACATTCGTCTTTGATGGATTGACCGATGCCGAAAAAGCAGCCTTCAAAAATCAAGTAAAAGGCATCACCGCCGGATTTGAGGAAGCCATGAAGGTATATGAAGACTTGTTCAAGGATGTAACGGATGATGCAACAGAAGCCGACACGTCATTGACTGGTTCGGTGAAAGGGGTGTCGGAAGAAACGGCATCCCAAGTGTCCGGGCAGATGAACGCAATCCGTATCAACCAAATGGAAGCAACCGACATCTTGCGACAACAATTGGCGGCACTTTCCACCATTGCCCGGAACACGGCATACAATTTCCATCTTGCGAAACTTGACCGTATCGTAACGTTGCTTGAATCAAGTGCAAGCGATGCTTCATTGCGTTCGCAAGGATTGTCATCATAACATAGAATGTACAACTATGAGTGTAGCAAAAGAACTGGCTAAGGAAGCCAAGAAAAAGGGAATATGCAAGGAGTGGCACGGCGAGTTAAAGAAGTTGGGCGACAACAAGCGTGCAATGCTTCAAATGTACATCAAGGGCATTGACTTTTGCTTGATGAACGATTTCCCTTCAAACGATTACATCCGGACGAATTTCAAAGGAGTTATGGAAGATTTCGGCGTGTTCCTTGATGACCCGAACTTGAACATTACCAACTTTCCCAAATGCGTTGCTTTGGGGAAAACATCCGGCATGGTTGCCGTTACCGGGTTTCAAGTATGCGAGGTGTTCACCAAGCACCAATCGAACATCACTATCGAAGCAAGGGACAACGCCTTCATCGTGGTTGATGTGTTTGAAGAATCGACCGTTACAATTCATGCGCACGACCGGGCGAAGGTGTGCTTGAACAGATACGGCGGCACTATCAATTCAGAAAGCGAAGACTGTGCAGTTGTGAAGATAATTGAAAAACAAAAAAAGACATACTGACATGGACGCAAACAATATCAAATTGAATTTGCCATTCGATGAATCGGATGGTTCAAAAGTCGCTTACGACTATTCTTCAAGTCGTGCCGATGGCGTGGTTGACGGTGCTTCATTCGTTGCTGGGAAGAACGGAAATGCCATCGCCTTTAACGGTTCGGGAAGCTGCGAGATTTCAAAGGATGTGTTCAACGGTAATATCAATGGCGAATGGACAATCCTAACATGGGTAAAGGGATTGCAGCTTGAATGCGGAACGCCCAAACAAATGATATGGGTGTTGAACTTTGGCGGCATCAACGACACAACGGAAGTTGCCATTGAAGTAAACCCGAAATTGTGGGTATCGCTTGCCGTAACCAAGAAGGGAAACTTGTACAATTTCTATGTGAATACATCGTTGATTAAGTCCGTTGTATACACAGGAAGTTTGCAAGGCGTATCGCTTAATCAAGACTATTACGGCGGTGATGGCATGGGATGTCTTGACGATTTCAAGGTGTACAATGTCGCATTGTCGCAAGAGGACTTGACGCAAGAAACGAACGAATCACAGAATATTGAATACTTCATTGATGGCGTGAACATCAAAGAAGTGTATGGCGTGTGTGTTGCCGATTCTAAAGGCGTAATATCCAAGCCTAAATTGAAAGCACCGACAAGCGTTTCTTGGGATAATTATCATGGCGAAGTGGTGGACTTGTACCACAAGTTTTATGAAGCCCGTGAAATCACCCTTTCTTGTTTCTGTAAGGCTGATTCCAAGAAAGATTTCATCACAAAGGTAATGCAGTTTGAACAAATGTTCGACAAGCGAGGAACGCAACGCCTTATGATTTCCGTTCACCCAATCAAACCATTGGTGTACGAGGTGTATTGCAAAGAAGCCATTGAAGTAACAAAGACATGGAACGACCGCTTGATGGTCGGAACGTTCGACCTTAAATTGACCGAACCCGAACCCGTGAAGCGTGTGTTGAAGCATATCCGTGTTTCCGATGCAACAAAGGAATGCCAAATCACATTGACATCTGAAAAGTATGTCAATATCTACTGGGGCGATGGTGAATCAACCCTTGATGTGTACGGTATTAACACGGTGGTTAAGCACACCTATAAAGACAACGGCGATTTCTTTATCATCGTTTCCGGGTGTGTGGATGAAATAACCGAATTTGAAACCAACGCAATTGTTGTATGGAACAAATTGTAATAACAAGGGCGAATGGGGATATTGTCCCCATTGCCAACAAAAAGACGGCGACATCAATCAAAAGCGCAACGCAAAATGTTACGCTTTTGGGCGATGATACCGTTACCATCGTGGTTACATCACCATTCAAGCAAACTTACTTGCTTGGTGATGCAATCACCATTTATGGCAACGTGTACCACTTGAACCGCCTTCCAAAGGTCAAGAAAACCGGGATGCACGAATTTCAATACGACTTGGAATTTGAAGGTGCGCAATATGAAATGATGCGTGCAACCTACGACTTGACCATTGACACGACAAACAACACCCTTGCCGATGTATCTGCGGAATCACTGACGGGCAACCTTCAACGTTTCGCAACTGTCCTTGTCGCAAATCTTTGCCGCATATTCCCCGGCAAATGGGTACTTGGTATTTGCCCGGACACGGCGGAAGACAAGACTTTGACATTCTCGGAAGGCGACAATTGCCTTTCGGTGTGTCAGTCGCTTTGCAGCGAATTTGAAACAGAATTTGATATTGAATACAATTCGGCATCCGGCGTGTTCACTCTCAATTTCCGCAAGGTAGGCAAGACATTTCCCTATACATTCAAGTTTGGCAAGAACCTTGGCTTGTATTCCCTTAACCGGGAAAACGTGTCAAGTGCGAACATCATCACACGGTTGAAGGTGTATGGAAGCACCGAAAACATCACATACAAGTATCGTGCGCAACGCTTATGCTTGCCCGGAAAATCAAAGAAAGATTCGTATATCGAAAAGCCGGAAGCCATTGCAAAATATGGCGTGTGGGAAGGAAGAAAATATTTCGACATCAAGCCAACACGAACCGGGAGGGTAACGGCGATTGTTGCCGGGTCGGTGCTTAAATTCGTTGATAAAGATATGTTTGACCTTAACAAAAAGGATGACAAGGGCAACACCGAATATCTTCTTGACGAAACGGCGGCAAAGGTTCATTTCAATACTGGCAACCTTGCCGGATATGAATTTGATGTGCATTCATACGACCATGCAACGCACACCTTCACGTTGGTAAAGCAAACCGATGAAAGGGGAAATGTGTTCCCTTCCGAATCATCGGCGGCATTTCAGTTCGCCAAGGATGATGAATACAAGTTGATTGACATCGCCTTGCCGCCGGAATGGGAGCAGAAAGCAGAAAAGCAACTTGAAGAAGAAGGAAACATCTACTACGACCAAAATTCGCAACCAAAGGTGCAATATGGATTGAGCGTAACGGAATCCTTCTTGGCTTCACTAATGGGCAAAGAAACGAACGGGAATGTCATTTGGGTTGGTGATTATATCCCGGTTGTTGATGATGATATTGATGTGAACAAATCCGTTCGTGTCAAGTCCTTCAAGCGTGATTTACTGAAGGACTATTCATATTCATTGACCATTTCCGACCTTGCCATCACAACAAGCCTTACCAACCGGGTGATTTCCGAATTGATTGACCACGACAAGGCAATCACCATCAACAATCTAAAAGACCCGGCAAGAGCAAGGTCGAATTGGCGTTCATCCCGTGAGGTGCTGAATATGGTATTCGACCCGGAAGGCGACTATTACACCGACAAGATAAAGCCACAATCCATTGATACAATGGCATTGTCTGTTGGTGCAAAGTCAATGCAATTCGGGCTTACAAACACCGTGTTCCAACCCAACTATGGGGCAAATCCGAACCGTATTGTATATGAAGGTGGTGTGCTTACACATTACACTATTCAAGAGGATGCCGCCGTTTCGTGGATTCTTGCCGATGGTGATGTAATGTTGGGAAATCCGTCTTATGCCTATTACATATACGCCAAATGTTCAAGGAATAGTAATGCCGGAAGCATCGTCTTTTCAGTGCAACAGATTAAGACGGATGAAGATGCCGGATATTGGCATTTCTTCATTGGTGTGCTTAACTCGGTGGATGCGGAAATGAACGCACGTTCACTTGCTCTGACTTACGGCTTCACGATGATTAACGGGCGGTTTCTTAAAACCGGGCGTGTGGAATCGGCAGACGGTGAAACATATTTCGACCTTGACAACTCAGAAATCGGCGGTCGTATTGTGTTTATGCAGAATGGGCAAAAGAAGACATTGGAAGAGGTTGCGAACGAAAGCCTTGAAAGCAAGGATTTCATCAACAACACACTTCCGGGATTGCTTGACAACATACAACAACAATTGGATGGTCAAATAGAACAATTCTTCTACGAAATAGACCCTTCGCCGTTATCAACATCGCCAAATGCTGAAGCGGCATTGCCAAATAGTGAATGGGCAACAAGTGGCGACAAAGAAACACACCTTGGCGATTTGTACTATAATACAATATCCGGCAAGGTATGGCGATATGTCAAGATACAATGGCGACCACGACCCGGATATGCGCCGGGGACGTTTTATTGTTGGGGAGAACTTCAAGATTCGGAGTTGGCACAAGCCATTGCCATTGCGAATGAAGCGTTGGAACTTGGAAAAACCAAGAACCGTGTGTTTACATCACAACCAATTCCGCCATATTCAATTGGCGACCTTTGGGTTCAAGGCGAAACGGGCGACATCATGCGTTGCAAGGTATCAAGGGAAACTGGTAATTACACCGCATCCGACTGGGAAAAGGCATCAAAGTACACCGACAATACGGCGTTGAATAACTTTATCAATGGAGCATATACAAATGCAATTGATACACTGACAACACAAATTGACGGCAAGATTGAAACGTGGTTTCAAACCACCGACCCGGCTTCAAGTTGGACATCAACAGACAAAGCAAAGCACGTTGGCGATATGTGGTACAATACCGGGAATAAGGAATTGAAATGCTACCGCGAGACAATTACGCAAACCAGCGGTGGTTTTAGCGTTACTCGGTACAACTGGCTAATAATTGAGGACAAGACCGCAATTGATGCTTATGAAGCTGCGAGCAAAGCACAAGACACCGCCGATGGCAAACGCCGTGTGTTCGTTGCACAACCTTATCCGCCTTATGATGTTGGCGACCTTTGGGTTGATGGACGGGATTTGCGCCGTTGTATCACTGCAAGGCAAACCGGGTCGTGGATTATAAACGATTGGGTCATTGCTGTATATTACGACAATACGCAAACAACCATTGATGGCGGTATCGTTACATCCGGCACTATTCAAGTCGCCGGGGATAATAAAAGCATTCTTGCCGGAATCACGGGAAACGGAACGGCGGCAAATTCAATCCGCTTTTGGGCTGGTGCATCATTTGAAAACAGAGCGACCGCCCCATTCCGTGTAATGCAAGATGGTTCGGTTGTGATGTCAAAGGCGCAAGTCGAAGGTGTAATAAATGCCATTTCCGGCTCAATTGGTGGCTTCCGAATACAACAAGGACAAATCGGATATGGAACAAGTCAAGAACAAGATTCATCACACGGATTGGCGTTGCTCAATAACTTCATCCGCTTCAACAATGGTTCACAACGTGTCTTGCTTGGTTGTTTGTCTTCTTTGGGGTATCCCTTTGACGGGTTGATGGAATTGACCGGAACAATGGGAACAGCGCTTGAATTACATCATGGCTATGCCAAAACAAGTGATGAAAAAATGGAATCGTTGTATCATCCAAAAGCACTTGGCGTTTTCGGGAATCAATACAATCGTGGAAAGGTTGCAATGTTTGAAAAAGGGTATATTGGGCAAGCATATACGGACACCATTGAATTGTGGTTCCCGGTTACGCATAAATTTCATTTTACTGCAAATGTTTCAAGCTATCTTAATGTAAGATTGCCGACACTTACACAAGTGAATAATGTCGTTGAGAATGAATCGGTGATATTTGATATAGAAATCATTTGCGACCGCAATATGGCAAACAGAATAAGCGTATCACCACAAAACGGATGTACAATGTATAATAACGATGGTGATTCAATAAGCGGTATTGATATGGAAAAAGGCGATTCGCTAACCGTCCGATATTACAATGGCGGATGGATGGTCGTAAGCAAACAATATACAACATAAATATGGAACTGGCACGAATAAATGAAGATGGAACTTTGGATTTAGTCTTTTGTCCCCGTGAACAAGGCGAAAGAATGGCGGAATTGAGGAATACGGGATTCCTTGATTTCGTGCCAACAGAACAACCACAAGCAGAACCGGGAAAGATTGCGGTTGATTCGTTCGCAATAGTGGAAGGCAAGGTTGTACAGACATGGCACATTCACGCCGACATGGAAGCAATTCAAGCGGAAATCAAAGCATTGAAGGCTTTATTGTCTGATACAGATTACCAAGTAATCAAGTGCTATGAAGCAAACTTAGTAGGTGCAACATTGCCATACGACATTGAAGCATTGCACGCCGAAAGGCAAGCAATCCGGGATAAAATAAATGAAAAGGAAGCGGAATTGGCTACAATAGGCTAAAGTTACGCTTGCGTTTTCCACATTGTGTATTACTATGATATAGATTGTTTAATTTTGCATCATTCAAATTCATCAATTATGAGTGAAACAAGGTCGGGCGAACAGATTTCCGCCCAAATAGCAAAGATGGGCGTTATTGACGGATTGCAGAACGGGGATTTCTTGTTGCAGTCAGGCAACGCCTTTCAGATAAAGAATGACGGCGTTCAGCCCATCAAATTGCAAGTGCAGCTTGCCGGGATGGATGAAGGCAACTTCATCGAAACAACCTTTGAAATCGGTTGGAATCCCGAAATCGTGAAAAAAGTAAAGACAACATCGTTGTCGGGTATAAACTTAAAATGGGGGTACTAAAATGGGACTTCTTATCGGAATAGGTCAGACAAGACCGCAAAGCGCATTCGATTATTGGTATGGTATCGAATGGGATGTGACGGTATCAAACCCACATCCAACACGCATTGGCAAGGGTGAACTTCACAAGTCTTTGCCACTGCAAAACCTTATGCGTGGTTGCACATTGAAGGATGATGGCACGGTTAATTACTACCTTCATGCAAACGATTCAACCAAACGTGATAATGGAGCAGCCGCAAATCTTACCGGGGCGGATGGGCAAGTTATGGTGGAATTGCCGGATGTTTACGTTCGCTTTGAGATGGACGGAAACAAACGCCGTGCGCTGATTTCGCCACAAGCGTTGCCCGGTTTCCATCTATGGAAGAAGGATTACATTTCCATGTATGAAGCATCCGTGCAGCGTTCAACAACAAAGTTGTGTTCGGTTGTAAATATGGATGCCGATTATAGAGGTGGCGGAAATAATAGCGGTTGGGATGGGACATACCACACGTTGCTTGGTCGCCCGGTAACATCTATCAGCTTAACCAAATTCCGTACATACGCCCGAAAGCGTGGTTCGGTTGGTTGGAACTGCAATGTGTATTCAATTCATCGCAAAGTATGGTGGTTGTTCGCAATTGAATATTGCACCTTCAATTCACAAGAAACGTTCAACGCCGAATTGACATCCGAAGGCTATCATCAAGGTGGCTTGGGTTCGGGTGTAACAACGATTGAAGGTGGTAAATGGGACACGTTCAACGGTCACAATCCGTTCATCCCATGTGGTTACACGAATAGCCTTGGCAACCATACTGGTTATGTTGAATTTACCATGCCGACCGAATACAATGCTACGGCAACAAAGGTTCAAGTAAACCGCTATCGTGGCATTGAACTTCCATTCGGTCATTTATGGAAATGGACTGATGGTTGCAAGTGCATGATTCAGTCAGAAGCGGATGGCGGTTTGTCGCAATTCTATGTTGCAGATGACCCGGCATCATACAATTCAAGTGGCGTGTCCGGCTATGAATTGCGTGGAAACTTGCCACGAAAGGACGGATATGTAAAAGAGGTAATCCTCGGAGAGTACGGCGAAATAATGCCGTTGGCGGTTGGTGGTGGTTCGACCACTTATTTCTGCGATTACTTCTATACTAAGATTCCGGCAAGCGGAACATCCGAAAGTGGCGTTTTGTTCGGCGGTCTTGCGAATGATGGTGCGACTGCGGGCTTCGTGTATGCGTGTGCGAGGTATCCGGCTTCGGATTCGAATGCGAATATCGGTTCTCGGCTTTGCTTTATACCGCAAATCGAAGCCGCCTAAATCGGGCGGCAAGCCGGAACAATAAAGTGTGAAGACAAAAGAAATTAGGTTGTCCGTTGTCGGGGCGTTTTGTTCAGCGGTAATGCGAATAATGGTGCGAATGCAGGCTTCGTGTATGCGTATGCGAATTATACGGCTTCGAATGCGAATGCGAATATCGGTTCTCAGCTATGCTTGTCAAAAAATATAGTTGCTAAACGGAAACCTTGCCAATCATCCCATTCGGGGAAGGTAAGTCGGGAACAGAAGCCCGGCGGCAAAAAATTACTTATGTTGAACGGTTTTGGTAGGGCGTAAGCCCGAAGAATCCTAATATACAAGCAAACAGAAATGAAACGAATTGGAAACTTGTACGACAAGGTGATTTCCCTTGAAAACTTACGGCTTGCCGATGCAAAGGCACGCAAGGGGAAAGTGCATACCTATGGCGTTCAGCTTCACGACAAGCACCGTGAAGCAAATATTCAGTCGTTGCACGAATGTTTGAAAAATGGAACGTTCAAAACTTCCAAATATCATGTTTTCACAATCTTTGAACCAAAAGAAAGGCAAATCTATCAATTGTCATATTTTCCCGACCGCATCTTGCATCATGCAGTGATGAACATTCTTGAGCCAATATGGGTGTCAATTTTCACAAAGAATACATATTCTTGTATCAAAAATCGTGGCATTCATGCTTGTGCAAAGGATGTGAAGAAAGCATTGAAGCAAGACCCGGAAGGAACGAAATATTGCTTGAAGATAGATGTGCGTAAGTTTTACCCTTCTATCAACCATAACGTGTTGAAAGATGTCGTAAGGCGGAAGATAAAGGATGGTCGCCTTTTAGCATTGCTTGACGAAATCATTGATTCCAATGTCAATACGGACATGGTAATCAAGAATTACGTTACAGACCTTGAAACCGGGCAACTGGTGGCAACGGCTTTGAATGGCGTGCCAATTGGCAACTATCTTTCACAATACTTTGCAAATTTGTTTCTTGCTTACTTCGACCACTGGTTGAAGGAGCAGAAGCACGCAAAATATTATTGGCGTTACGCCGATGACATAGTGATTCTTGCATCTACAAAAGAAGAACTTCATGCCTTGTTGCTTGAAATCCGGGAGTATTTCAAGACATTGCAATTGAAGGTGAAGCGCAATTGGCAAGTGTTCCCGGTTGATAGCCGGGGAATTGACTTCTTGGGATATGTGTTCTTTCATACACATACTCGGTTGCGCAAATCCATCAAGCAGAAACTTTGCCGCCGGGTGGCTAAGTTGAACAAGCGCAAGAAGCAGCCGACCAAAGCGCAATACAAACAACAAATTTGTTCTTGGTGGGGATGGTGCAAGTATTGCGATTCAGTTCATTTAATGAATAAAATTCAAAAAACATTCCCGTATGAATTTAAATTCGCTCGTTCCTAATGCACATTATGACATGGTGCATGGAACACCAAAGGTAATCGAAAAGGATAATGACGGTTCTTTCTTGTACCGTTACAACATCACGCCCGAAATGGGAACATCCGAAGGAGAAGAGAAAGAAACCCAAATCGGCTTTGCGTGTCGTGAAATCCGTGTGTGGGAGCATCCGACAAAGGCAACTTTGAAGAAGGCAATCATCCGTTCCGTTATTGACGATACGGCGGAATTTGACCTTGTTAATTCTTACAACAAGGATGCGATGGGCATCAAGAAGGATGCAAAGGCAATCGCCGAATACAAGGAATTCTTGCAGTTCACCGAAGATGTGGATGCAATGCTTGTTGCCGACTTGTCGAAATATTCAATCTAACAACAAAAAGTTATTATGCCAAGATTTAGTGATTCAAAAATAGAAACTGGCGCAATCATTGGTAAGGGCATTGACCTTGAAGATTTGTTCGACAAGCGTATTGTCGTTGAAAAAATCAAGATAGAGCCGACAAAGTTTCCGGGAAAGAATGCGTCCGGGATGCGTATGCAGATGCAAGTGATAGTCGATGCCAAATTCACCGACAAATAGGATGAAGAAGGCGATTTCTTTGTCAAGGATGCCAACGGTGCAGCCATCGGGCAACGCCGTTCGGTATTCACTGGTTCAGATAATCTGATGGAGGAAATGAATAAGGCGCAAGCCCAATTCAAGAACGACCGGGCAAACAAAGGATGGCCACCCAAAGACTTCATTGTTTTTGATACCACCATCACAAAGATTGGCAAGATGTTTCACTTCACTTAATTCAAGCACAATGAATGAGTATGTAAAAGAACTATTGTCGCTTATCGGTCGCAACATTATGAGTGTGTTCGGGGCTTTCCTTGCGGTTCTTGAACCGACAATCCCGTTCATCCTCGTTTGTACGCTTGCCGTATTGTGCGATTGTTACACGGCGTGGGCATTGTCCCGGCGTGTAAAAAAGAGATTTCCCGGAAGCAACGATGGCAAGTTTAAGTCTAATTATGCCGGGCGTGTGTTCGTTACCCTTATCAAGGTGTATGCGCTTACCGTACTTGCGCATCTGATAGACTTGTACATTTTCCCCGATTTGTCGTTGAGATTACCGAATGTGGTTGCCGGGGCAGTATGTTTTTGGCAAGTGTGGTCAATGTTGGAAAATGAATCGTCTTGCAATGATGCAAGATGGGCAAAGGTGGCGCAACGTGTCATGGTGGACAAGACAGAACGCCATTTTGACATTGACCTTCACGAACTGAAACACGATGATGAAGGGCATTATTCACAAAAAAAAGAAAAAGACGATGGCGAATGTTGATGTATTGTTGCCGTTCATCCTAAGATGGGAAGGCGGCTATGTCAATGACCCGGCAGATTCCGGCGGCGCAACAAACAAGGGCGTTACCATTGCCACATGGAAACAATGTGGTTATGACAAGGACGGGGACGGCGATATTGATGTAAATGATTTGAAACTTATCACCAATGATGATGTGCGCAACCGCATCTTGAAGCCGCATTTTTGGGATAGGTGGAAGGCTGATGACATCCAATCACAAAAGATTGCGAACATCCTTGTTGATTGGGTGTGGGGTTCGGGCAAACATGGCATTGTTATACCGCAACGCATCCTTGGTGTCAAGCCAGATGGCATTGTCGGAACAAAGACCATCACGGCGGTAAACTCCGCCGACCCGAGACAATTGTTCAACGCAATATACAATGCCCGTGTCAAATTCTTGAAAGATGTAGCGGCGCAAAGTGTTGCAGCTTATGAGAAGAAGAAAGGACGCAAGGCAACCACCGCCGAAAAGATGCGTTACACAAAGCAACGCTTCTTGAATGGCTGGTTGCGCCGACTGGCAGACATTAAAACATTATAGCGCATGAAACACCTTAATATAATAATGTGTGTTGCACTGGCTTTGATGTCGTGTTCTTCTACTAAGAAGGCAACAAGCAAGGTGGAAGAATTACATTCCGTTGATTCTATTGTTATGTCTGAAAGCATGGTGCGAAAATCCTTATTCGATTTTGACACCACCTTTGCAAAAGATGTAAGCATAACAATCACGGGAATTGAATACTATCCGCCGGGCGATGATGATAAAAGCAAATGCAATGCAAATGCAATGCAAATGCAGAGCAAAAAGCCTTTGCGTGGTGGCATCCGAAGCATCAAGCAAACATCCATTGATGCGAGCGTTAAGGGTGAAGGACATACAAAGGTTGGTGATACATTGAATGTGTCGAAGCAGCAAATCCAAAAAAGAAAAGAAGACAAGTCGAACATCAAAGAACCTACGGCAACAAAACGAACGTTCCATTGGTGGTATTATGTCGTTCTACTTGGTGCTATTGCGCTTCTATACATCACCCGTGCGCCAATTTTGAAATTCATTCGCAAAATTTTA